AAACTTAGCGAACATGTGGTCAGCAAAAAGATTGAGATCTCTGTTTCGGTAGGAGTTTTCTCTTTCGTCAAAAACAAACTCGACGATGCGGCGACCGCCTGCATCGACAAAGTACGCTGCCGCCTCAATCTTTACGGCCTGTACATACTTTGAGCCGCGAGAAGTCTGCTTTGTGATTTGAATATTCGTAATAGAAAACCCCGCCTGCACGTCAGGGCGAGTGACAGTGAACTCTTCTCGGTCCGTCCCAAAGGCAAAGTTATTCCCGGTAATCATCCAATTAATCTTAGAAACTCGCTCGGCATTGTTTGGCGTAACTGAAAAGCCATCAGTGGCCGCCGGCGTTCCTCCGATAGAGAGAGACTTCTCAACCAGGTCACCGTCTTGAGAAAACCACAAAGTGTCCGGCTGTGCCGTAGTGCCGCCATAAACAAGACGCGCGTTGAAATATCCAACAGTCCGAGGCCACCCGCGATACGTTGACCAAGCGCACTCTTCCCACGTAGCAGTGGCCGCCTCTGTGGTGAGCGCGTCTACAATTTGCCCCGTTGCTTCTAGCGAAGAGCTGACCGCTGTTATGTACACAGCTCCGCTGCTCAATTTAAAGAATGTGTCAACGTGGCCGGCGTCAAAAAGCGCTGCGCTGGCCACCAATACCGTTGGGCCAAGGGCTGTGTTGGTCGATTCGATCGTTGTGGCCGTTAGATTGACGGGTAGATATGGCACCATTTGATAGGGGACTGCGTTTGACCCTGGTGAGCCTTTTGGGTCAGCAAAAAAGTTTGCTGTGTGCGAGTAAAGAGTGGCTGAAGTTAGGGCTGCGTTAAAGCGCAGCACAATGTGCGGGTGCCCTGCTGATACGATAAATAGTATGTCTCCAACTTGACAGTATTGTGCCTGCTGGGCCTCGGTTGTGGAGTACTTTCGAATCGCCGCGTTAAAGGCTGCGGTCACTGCTAGTCCTGCGCTATCGGAAAATCCGAGGCTAATCGTAGTATTTGTGTTTACATTGATAACCCGCAAGGGCACGTTTCCGCCAAGGGCAACTATGTATCTCCCGCCACCCGAAAGCTCCCAAGGAATAAATGCGTCTACCGCATTATTAAGATTTAAGTCCCCGGTGGCTGCCGACATAAGGTAGTTTGAGCCGGGCCTTCTGGCGGCGCCACCAGCCACAAAAGGAATCATGTTCTTGCAATCTTCTAGAGAGTTTCTGTATTGAGGAAAATCGGTGCGACCCTTTGCAAGGGGCGTAACTTCACCGCCGACGAGAGCATTTTGTAAAAAGTTAAACTTCGCCAAATCTTATTCCCTCGAATTTAACCAGTCGTCAGCTTCAACCTCTGGAGGAGTTCCTTCCTGAGCATCAAAGCTTCTAGCCTGGGCTAACATTTTAACGTAAATATCCATAAGCGCCGCCATAAGCGTCGTTGATTGAACTAAGTGATACGCAAGGTCCGAAGCGAGTCTGACCGCAAGGGTTTCGTCAAAGCTCGGTGACCATAAGGTGGTGTCTGTGGTTTTCCTGATATACTTAGCAAAGCAATCAGACGAGTCTGTCACCAAAACCTTTACGCCGCTAACGGGGTTTACCTCAACGGCCCATGGGGAAGGTGAGTCTATTTCTAAAATTCTTAATACGTCAGATGGAATCGTGTATTCATACGTCCAATTCCAAGACGGGGTGTTTGCTGTTTGAGCAAACTCTTTTCTAGCGATTGTAAAATTCCAAGGGTGTGCGGCCAAAACCTCGTCTCGACATTTCGCGTACTGCTCATTACATGCGCGAGCACGCTTGTTGTCGTCGGAAAGTGTAGTGATGAGATCACAGCCAACCTTTATAAGTGCCGAGTTGCAAACTTTAACTTCAGAAGAAGCCATTTACTCTCCCTCAAAAAAAGGTGGGGCCCACATCAAAGTGGTTCGGGCGCTGTCGGATTTCGCCGGTCGCGCCTCGTGCCCCATAGATCAATTGATTAGTCGATAACGTAAGTAATGTACAATTCGATGTCCACTAGCAAGCTAACGTCAGTTGTACACGTAATAACGGGCTGAACAGCGGAGGTGAATTTCTTCATTCCGGCTGCTGTCGCGCCTGTTAAGTTGTCAGACATTTTAATGATGTCCGCAGCGTCGATGTCTACAGAGGCCATCCAGCCATCTGTATCTGCCCCCTGAAGACCGTCTTCAGAAACCAGCCAACCGACGTCAATAACGCCAGAAGAGCCTGAGCCCATGTCGCCATACTTCACCATAACGTCAACAACCAAAGCTCCCGCTGGTAAAAGTCCGCCCATGTAAACTACATCGCCATCAGCGACGTCAGATACGAACGTGTATTTATCATAAATCAATTTCACATTCCCACCAAGCTGACCAACAACTGCTTTGCCAGCGGGCTGAGTGTTTGAAATTTGTGTTGCATTTACTCCGTAAAAACTTGCCATTTTGTAATCTCCTTAAAGATTTTAGTTTTAAACACAAACGAGAGCGCAAAATACGCTCCCGTAAATTATAACTACTATGTAGCTTTGCAAAGGATTTCTACAACCTTCTCTTCTTCTAGGCGAGTCGCACCGATGCTCATACAAGCGTAAACTTGCATTGCATACGATTTGTCCGAACGCTCAGAAATACGGCCCTTAATGTCTTCGCCGACTGACAAGACAATCCCGTCTTGTGCCCAGCAAAGTACTTTTTGGTACGTGTCGGCGTCGCCGCCGCCAGAACCAACTGCGCCAGTAGTTGTGTCGAACGCCAAAGCTCCAGCTTGCACGTTGATCTGTTGTGAACCGATGAAGTTAAATCCTAGGAACGTGCTTAGCTCGCCTTGAACTAGAGCGCGCACAGTGTTGAAATCGCTTGATGTCACTTCTGTTTGCGACAAAAGGTTCTCAAGTTGATTTGCATTGTGTGCAAGGTAGCGCTTAATCATTGGGCTAACGTCGTTGCCATCAAAGATCTTCTTAGCGCGGCGTAGAGCTTGAACGTTAAGCTTTGTACCGGCAGCAGAAGCAACTGAAGCAACTTTCTGACCAGCGGGAAGAGCTACTGTTGTAGTCCCAGCCTCTCCAGAGTAAGCAGTGCCAGATGCGTTGTCCAAAATAACGTCGTCCATTGATCGGCCTAAAGCATAAGCAAACGCTTTTGCGTACTCGCTCTCTGGGCTGATTAGGATGCGAACTTTGTCTTGATTATCAATCATGTCTGCGATTTCGTAATCAAGTAAAGTCACCATACGTCTAGAGTGTGGCGTGTCGATTTGTGGCGTGTCAGAGTGACGGCCAGATTTTAATTGAGCAGTCGCTTTTCCAACGCGCTCGTAAAATGCAGACTTTCCTTTTTGCATTTCGTTACGAACAGCATTGCGAAGGCGCGAACCTTCTTGTTGAGCAACATGGAAAACGTTCGCAGTAAATTGCTGCACGAACGCAGTAGTAATTTGAGTTGACATTTGAAATTCTCCTTAAGAATTTTGGTTAAAAAAAGCATGAAATACTTTTCTCAATTCTTAAGGAGTGTCCTAACTTCAGGGTCCGTAAGCTTCGAGACAGAACGCTAAACCGTTGTTTGGCGCTACAGACTTTCTGTGGGGCTCGTGCGTTAACACAAGGTGTCCCTGTCTTAGCTAGTTGGGGCTCTGGTTAAAAGGTGTCCCAACACTCATTACGCATGAGTGTCGGCTGCCGTGTCAAGGAACTTTAACTTTCTGGGTGTCTAGCTCGGTATAACATTGAAACCTCTTCGACCGCTGCCTTGTGATTTGCATGGTCTTTGTTCCAATACGGGTGGGTCTTGTTGCCCATGATCTCCTCGATCTTTTGGCCCGCATCGCCTGGCGTAAGTCCAGTGTATGTCGATGGGTTGCCCTTTATCCCGTGCTCTTGTAAGAGCTCGCCAATGGCAGCGAATGCTTTTGCAAAGTGGACGTTGTTTGTGAGTCCTGTTCTTTCTAAGAAATCAACTCCCTCGTTGTTAAAAAAACGTTTCGCCGCGCTTTCAGCCTTTGTTTTCTTTGTGTCAAAAGCTTCGCCCCATTCTTTTTTTAGGGTCTCTTTTGCCTGAATAGCCTGCGTGTCCATGTTTTGCTGGGCCTGAGCCTGTTGGTTTTTCTGAAGGTCGGCGTACCAGCCTAAGAGCTTTTCCGCTTGTTTTGGTAAAATGTTGTTTTCAAAAGCCGCACTTTTAAATGACTTTAAAAATTCAGGGTTAAACGCATCTTTTGGCGTTTCAACCTCGTACATATCAGCTTTTTCTGGAAGCCCAAGCTTCTGAAATACGCCCTTCCAGTCCTCGGCTGTTCCGTGCTTATCTGGAAGCGAGATCTTGTCCCGGCCTACAAGCTTCTGAAGACTTACGTGAGCTTTTGCAAGCTCTGGAATAGAGGTGTACTTGCTTATTCCTGGGTCTTCCTTTAACTCGCCAAGGCCCTCGCGCCAGTTCTCTGGAAAGAAAACTGCCGACGGAGTTGCCGCCTGGGGCGTGGGTGTGGTTGCGACTGTGGCTGCGCCAGACTGAACTCCGGCTGTACCGCCCGAAGGCGTGACTGCGGCTGCAGCGGTTGGCGCCCCTGTATCAGAACTCGGTGTCGTAATCTCCATTTTCAGATTCTCCCTGTTTTATAGCTTCGTCAAACTTCTCAATATCGTACTTTAAATATGTCATTATTCTTAAGACCACATTCCTGGCTCCCTCGTTAAACGAGGTTGCGTCAGCGTCGCCCGTCACATGGGTTGAAGATACAACGTGATGAGCCTTCATCAAGTCGTAAAGGAC